ACACCCGTATCTCCTTCTTCAATTTTCTTATCGATATTCGGTCTTACTCGACGGATTTCGGTCAGAAGATTTTCTCGAGATAATGATTTGATATCTTTTATCTTAAGTTCTTGCCCCATAAACTTCGCTAACTTTCTCAGTTCCGTAGTCTGAAGGTCTTCTAATCTGAAACTCGGATTCGGAAACTTACCTTTTAAAATATTTCTAATATCATCATCGGATAATTTAGAACTCATATACAATATAAAAAGAGAATAAAATTAATTAACAGATTGCTTTGGACTGGTTATAGTGAAGTTAAGAATCGAACTAACTAATTCAGTAGATAAAGTCTCGTCTTTCATATCAATAATCTTAACTCTTAAGGAATTAATAGCTAATTTATTGTTCTTCATTTCATTCACGACTCTCTGATAAGGTTGATAAGTAGATATAACATTCTGATTATCAGACGATACTGGTTCTAATACTACACCCGTCGAGAATGGACTTGGAAGATTCGCTAAAATAGTCTTAGCATATCCGCCTTGTTGAGAACTTGAAACATTCTTATAAGAATTAATCGGAAGGTCGAGATAGACTGAATAGTTATCTTGTTTCCAATTGATATCTAAATCAGTTATAGCATTAACTATTCTACTAAGACTTTCATTATTCACATCAGACCCGTCAGTAGTTCTGAAGATGATAGCGTTCGGGTGAAGGACTTTCGATACGAATCCGATTGCCTTAGCAAGTTGAGAAGAAAGTTCTATAGTATATCTCTCAATAATACTCTGAGGAAAGGTTGCTTCAGTAGCAGTATTGATACCTTTAGTGAAACTCTTAAATCTACAGACTCTAAATCCTTCATTATTTCTATCAGCATACATCGATACATTAAATGGAATCTGAGAGTTAACCTCAACAGCATTAGAATAATCGATTCCAGCAGCGTTTCCAGCGGCTGCTCTAAGGAAAGTATAAGGAATATACATATTTTCAGTTATACTATCAAAGATTAAATCACCCGCTGTATCATTTCTAAAACCTTTAGAATTAAATACTCTGAAATATATTCGAGGAGAAGTCTCAAAATCGTTAGAGGTTTCAGTTTCAATATAAGTCTGGAATGTTATCTGAGGTGCTGAACCCGCATCGAATAAGGTGCTCATAGGTTGATTGAAGATAGTAGCCATATTACATTCTGGACCGATTGAAGTGAACTCATTAATATATTCTCCTCCAGCATTCTGAGCAACTTGTATTAAGAAGTTTCCATCATACTTATCTATAACTACATTAACGAAATTACGAGGAAATCCATTAGCATCGACTGAAATAGTATTAGCAAGTCCAGCTGCTGTTCTATTTGGAGTTGGAACTGTTCCGACGCCTTGAGCATATTCTTTCGAATATAATCCGAATACTATCCGACCTTCTTGGATTGGAAGACCCGAAGTTCCAGTTCCAGTGCCTGGAGATATCTCTTGTCCTCCTCTCAGAAAGATAAGATTAGATTGAGCGTAAACATGGAGGAAGTTCTCCATCTGATAATGGAAATAATTCTTACTAAAATCAGTAGCAAAACTATCGAATGTTCCATTAACTCCGCCAGTCTTATAGTAGCACCCGCTATCACTCTTAGTAGTAGTTGGAACTGTAAAGGTCGCAAACTTTTGGGGTGAACCCGTAGCATCGAAAGTATTTCGAGCTGAAGCGTTGGACTGATTAAAGTATTCATTTCCAAGTTCATATCCGATAGCAAATTGATTTAAGTTTGAAATATTAAATCTAAGAGCATCATTATTAGGTTCATAATAAGCAAGGTTATTATCAGCAGTCGCCGCTCCATTTGAGGTTAAAATAGATTCTAAAGCTAAATTGAATTGAAGAGCAAACTCAGTAAAACTATAAGAACCCGATGGAATTGAAGCACTTAAGGAGTTTGAAGGAAGTCCAGCATTCAGAAATACCTTATTATCCGAAAGGTCTGCGGGGTTCTTAGAAGGAAAGACATCACTCGAATTAACACTTACACTAATAGTAGCAGGGTCTTTTAAGACTATCTTACCTCCACGAGTTAACTCAGCCCAATTTAATTCAATTTTAGAATTAGGTTCTATATCTATAGGTTCTTTGAATCTTATAGTATATTCATATCCGTTGCCTTCTGGTGAAATCAGATTAAAGTTCATTATATAATTAAATAATATAATTTATTTGAATATATTATATGTTAAAAAGTAAAACTAAATCAACGCCCGAAGAGATAAGGTCGATGAGAGATGTATTATCTTTCATTCCGATAAGTATGGAAAAGGAAGCAAATAAGAATAATAAAAAGAGAGATATTGAAGAGATTTTTCAGAAAGGTAAAAAAAATCTTAAAAAAAATAATAAAAAGAAATAAATATTATTTTCTATAGTTATTTTATAAATGAGTTATTCAGCATATTCCGAAAATGATAGTGGCTTGATGGGTTCGTCCCTCGCAGACCTCACAGATTATAAGATGACCGATATGGAGAACATTATGGAAATCAGAACAGAGAGAATCTTTCCAATCAATTCATCTACTTATAAACAGATATTCAGATTAGATACCGCTGGTTTCTTAGATAAGTCCAGTATGCTTACCTTTAAACTTAAGGCAAAAGACGGAGTTGCTTCTGCTAAGAATCTTCGCCTTAATTGTTTCAACGGAGCTCTCGGAGCTATTAAGAGAGTTCAATTACATTTCGGAGATTTCGAAATCCAAAATCTTTCAGATGCTGGTAAGTGGGCTACATTAAATCACTTATATAAACTTAAACCCGATGTTCAGAATAAGAAGTTATCTCATTATCTCGGAAATCAGCTTCAGTATCAAGTTCTCGAATCAGATAATACTACTGATATGGCTGCCGGTGCTGGACCAACTGGAGCTATCTACCCCGATAATACTAAGTCGGGTATGAACTATGGAAACTTCTCAACTGGAGTTGGAGCCGCCGTTAATTCTCTTCAGATTACCGATGATGCTGACGGAAATCATCTTATGGCTATCCCTCTCGGTATGCTATTACCCGCCTTAGATAAGAGAGATATTCCATTATTCTTATTCACAGACTATAAGGTCTTCTTAGAAATCGAATTCGAGTCCGATAGTTCTCAATTCGTTAATGCCGCATCTCAGAATGACTATGCCAATCCAAATAACCAACAGCTCGCCGCAGCTGATGGTGATGTAGTCTATTCAGATGTAGAATTAGTAGTAGATTACTTAATCTTCCCTTCACGAGTCCAAGAAGAATATCGGGCTAAGACCGCTGCTGAAGGTGGTCTCACATTAGATTTTATGAATGTAGTTAATATTCAGAAGACCTTAAATGCTGGAACTGCTAATGTTCATCAGCAACAAGACTTCAGATTAAATATTCTCGATAGTGAAGTCCATCATATTCAGATGCTTAAGACCTTACCCGATTCTCATAGAGAAAGAGTCTTAATGGGTCAGCGCTCAGATGCTGTATCCATAAATACTATCCAGTATAATATTAATGGAGTCGATGTCTTTCCAACACCTCAACACTCTCCTCTTCAGCATTATAATCAACTCGGGTATGTTCTCGGAAATGACCTTCAAGTTATTAAACCATTATATGTATCTGATGTTAATACTGAGTTCTCACTCTTATCTCCACCTCTTTCAAATCTTTTAGGAAAGTATAATGTATTAGCATTAGATTTATCTAACGGAGAACCAACTATTCAAGGCGGAGGTAGAATGATAGGTCAGTTCCCTCTTATCGTTAAGTATACAAGAAGACCTCACGGAGATATTGATAGTGGAATCGCTAATGCCCCGCAGTGTGCCTTAGCAGATAATGGATTACTTAATATAATATTCTTTGTAGGTATTACTCGCCTTGTTAATGTTCGCTCAGTAGCGGGCGGAGGAATGAGTATAGTTGTTTCAAATATATAATCTTTTTATTTTCTCTTTTTATATTAAATGCCAGTTCAATATGTAGATATTAATGCTGCTAATAGCTCAATTGCTAATTCGAATAATAATATATGGACTTATCAATTGAACGAAGGAATAGAACTTCCAACGAATACTAAGGTCAGTATTCAAAGTTCTTTTATTAATAAGAAAGGTATCACGGGCGGGTCGATTGAAGTATCCGAAGATATTGAAGAAGAAGTCTTATTTAATTATTATGGAATTGATACTGATTATCAAGGATTAGTTCAAGAGGCTCAGACTGGAACAGATATTGAGATGTATAACTTATATCAGAAATATTCTAATGAAGTTAATGAAAATGAAGCACCTCGATATTATACTAATAAAGATGATTTGACTCATACTGGATTATCTCCAGTCGGAAGTAAATATAATCTTGCTTATGAACAAGTCGGAAGGTCTGAAAATAGAATGCCTTTTGTATTCTTTGTTAAGAATGCTAATAATGCTGAAGAGATTAGAATAGTTCCAGCAACTGGAAAGCAGAAGATAAGAATACCGAAAGGAACATATACTATATCTCAAATCGCTCAGCTCATCGAAGACCAATTTAATGGAAAGAAAGACCCCGATAATTTTGGAGCAAGTTTCATAGATAATCTTAAGAATAATGGAATATTTAAAGGTCTACTTCAGAATCTTACTACTAATCGATTAATCATTACTCAAGAACCTTTCTATCAACCCGCTACTAAATATACTCCCGGTATGGATACCCCCGCTAATGGAGTTCAGAGTGCTATTCCATTTTGGACTGCTCTCTTTCAATTTAACGATGCTGTTCCAACTACTAATACTAATACTGGACACGCTCTTACTGGAGTATTAGCGGGTTCTAAGTTCACAGACCAAATAGAATATAAGACTGAAATTACTAATGCTTTTGAAGGATTTAGTTTCACAAATGCTCTTACTAAAGATGATTATATCCAACCTTCTGCTATTATGATTACACCTCATCACTACGAGATGTTAAGGCAAGGTTATTGTAAATCTGATAATATTTCATCAGCAGAAGGACCGCTATCAGCTTCATCTAATGTATATAATTATTTTAAGAAAGATGCTGGAAATGAGTTCGGATTAACTCGGTCTACTACTAAGATGTATTATCAAGGTTTCTCAGCAAATAGAAATACTTTGACTTATAATTTCGATATCAATAAGTTTCACCCGCCTCCATCGGGTCTTACTAATTATTCGAGAGAAGCAAATGACCCTTTCTTTCAGAAACTCTCGACCGATGAAGATTCTAATGTTAAGTATAATATATTTGATATCGGTCTTCCAATCGGTGCCTTAGATATTCAGATGAATTATAATGATACTGCTTCGGGTTTCTCATTTCAGAGACTTCATAATCCAGTTAAGTTTCCAACTCACGATAGATTTGGAAATGACCTTACTGGAAATAGTGGTAAGGAAGGATTATATATGAAGAGAATTAAAAGAGGAAACTTTATGAGAGAAGCCTATTTGAGTGGTGTATATAAGAAACCCGACGGAAGTGCTCCAGCTGCTGGAGAATATGAAGCCTTAGTATTATCACCCGATTACTTTGAATTAAATAATACTATTCAGACTATGATGTCGAGAACGGGTGGTATTCAGATATTTAATTGGTCTCTCGGTAAGGCAAAGGAATTAGGAACAAGAGTATTAGAGAATGATTCATCAGATGAATTAAGAACTTTTGGAGAGTTCTTCAATACTAAAGATGAAGCACGAGAAGCATTTAAGAAAACCTTATGGGGTCGCCTTGGATTCTCATATGACCAACTTCAGAATGAAGATAGATGGAAGGAAGAGAATTGGTATTATGGAACTCAGAAGACTAATGGATTCACTACTAACCAATCTCTCGATTGTTCAACTATATCAACTATATCAACTCAATTTAATTCTTTTAATACTGGAGATACTAAACAGAATGATTTTGGACCACTTCCAAAAATTAAGGCAGCTGATATTCAATTATTCCAGTCGTGTGATGTAAATATTCCGAATGAAATATATAATAATAATACTGCTGGGTCAACCACACAAGATTTCTTAGTTAATGTAGCTGCTTATCAGAACTCAAGTTATACCTCCGCTACTATGTTTCCGATAATAACTGTTGGAGAAGAAGAAATCGCTGATGGATTACCAACCTTATCTACTCACGGATATTATCTTATATCTTCAGATGTAGTCTCTACTAAGGATATAGTTAAGACTCAAGACCCCTTACCAATCTTAGATATAGTTCCAATCTCATCATTATCTAATCAAGATTTCATTACAGATAAGAATCAAATTATTCATAGCACCTCTAATCCGAGAGTTATTAATTCCATAACTATTAAGGTTCTTCACCCCGATTTGACCTCACCAACATTAGAACCAAACTCGAGTATATTACTTAAGATTGAATACCCCGACGAAACTCCAACTCAATTAATAGATGATGCTCAGAGAACTATAGAAGAGAATGAAATATCTCAGCAAGTCGCTAATATCGATGCCTCTATACAGAAGCAACAAGAGAAAGCTTCTCAGAAATAAATATATTACTATATTATCAAATGCCCGCTCAAAGAATACCTTTCTCGATTCCTCCACTTAATGAACAATCTACTACTGCCTCAGCCGCTGGAGTTCTTACTGGCGGATTTAGATTTAATGGAAATCCAAATGTTAAGTTCTCAATTCCAGCTCAACCTCGTATGTTAGATACTTCAGAGATGTATCTCACGGGTCAGCTCGTAGTTATGGGTCCCGATAATACTCCTCTCACTCTCGGTGCCGGTGAAGCTAACTTCGCCGCTAATAATGGAGCAAATCTTACTAAGAATGCTAACATTAATATCTCACCTTGGGCTGGAGTTCAGAATGCTATAGAAAGAGTTATGGTTCAGACTAAGAAGAGTTCCGTCGAATTAATGACTCATAATAATTATCCGATGTATGTTAACCTTAAGAATGGATATTCAAATAATGAAGAAGATTATTTAAGAACTCCTCTCACAAGATATCTCGCCGCTGGAGTTAATTCAGAACATACTGCTCGTCATAACCTTACTCAACCTAACTCTACTGCCTCAACTTCTGGAACTATGACTAACCTTCAGAACTTCAACGATGAGAACTTCGGTCAGTTCTTCTCATTCAAAATCGATACATCACTTTTAAATAATAGAAAGATGCTTCACCTTGGAGAAGACCACCTCGGAGGTCTCTTAATTACTCTCGAACTTTCTAACCCCGATGGAGTATTCTATCAGAGATTCAGAAAGGAAGATGCTGCTCAGCAACCCGACGCAGTTATTAATAACTCATTCTATATCTTAAGAAACTTAAGACTCGAAGGAAGATATGCTGTTCCAACTCAGCAAGAACTCAGTTCTTATCAGAGTCAAGTCGCTCTCAACGATAGAGTCAATCTCATTAATGATGTTAACTCATCTACTAATCAGAATACATACACTCCAAACCTTAGTGCTGTTAAAGGTTTCGTTAATCTTTTCGTCGATGATGACCAGACTAATAATATTAAACTATCTCAATCTAACTTCAGAGTTCCTCTCGGTCTCGCCTCGTATACACAAGATAAGAATAATATTAGAGCTCCAGAAGATTTCGTCATTAATGTTAATCCAAATCCAACTCTTACTACTGCTGATAACTCACCATCTGCTACTATCTCTGCTCTCAATTATGCTGACCCAATCGGTGCTGTTGGAGACGCTGAGGTTCGTCAGAGATTTCAGAGAGCCTTACTCGATGGTAAGCTCGCCGACCATACTTCCGCTTCACTCAACCTTACTAATTCAGTCATAGTAGAAGATAATAAGACTGCTGCTGCTACTGCTGACGGAGTCGGAAATAATTGTAAGTGTGATTTAATGGGTATCGGATTGGATTATACTCACGGACTCGGCAACCTCTCTAACTTCAAGAATCAAGATTATACTCTCATAATTAAATCACTTGTTAATAGTGGAAATACTAATGTCGCCGCTGATAGACGCTCTAAGACTGAACTCCAACAGACTTATATCAGAAACGCTGCTTCATTAGACCAAGGTTCATTAGTTAAGAACTTATAATAATTATTTTTTTCTTTTTTTATATTATAATGTCTTTTAGAACTAAACTTAAAGAACATCTAACCGCTCTACCCGTCCGTGAAGTCCGAAGAGTTATCTCTAAATATAATAAGGAATTAGATATCAAACCAACCTCAAGACTTAAGAAAGCAGATATAATCGAAATGGTTCATAGTAAGAAACCGATGGATAAGGTTCTACTCGCTAAACTAACTAAAGATGCTGAAACCGCTCGTAAGAACTTAGGTCAGAAACCAGTTCCTCCTCCGAAAGAGAAGAAGAAAGAAGCCGAGAAGAAATCAGAGCCCGAGAAATCTAAAGAAGAGAAAGATAAAGAAAGAGTTGATACTGCTGTTAAGGTCGCTCGAGGTCAGAGACTTAAAGAGAAGACTCTTAGAGAAGTCGAGAGAGCAAAGAAGAGAAAAGAAAAGAAAGCGGGTGCTGATGAAAGACTTCAGAAGATAAAGGATATCAAAGGTTCATCTAAGAAATTAGAGAAGCTTGATGGAAATGTATATTTAAGCGGATATGCTACTAAGAATGCGGCTGATAGTCGATTTAGTAGTCTGAAAGAAGCTTTCGCAGCCGCAAGAAAGAATCCAGCTGCCAAAGGAATAACCTTAGAAAAGATTAGAGGTAAAGAATACTATTCATTAAGAAAAGGTTCTAAACCGAAACCTTCGCCGAAAGACAAAGGTGAAAGTAGTTGGTTAGTAAAATAGGGTGGAGGATTAATACAACTCAATTTATTTTCTTACATTTAATTATAATGGTAGATAAAAAAAAGACTCAAATAGTCGAATTAGATGGAGAGAAAGTTAAAATTAAGAAAGGAGCTCTTAGAGATATGCTCGGAGTTCCAAAATCATATAAGTTCAATAAGACCTCACTTAATCGGATTAATAAGACCGATATCGGTAAGACCTTTGAGTTTCAAGGTAAGAGATTCAAAATGACTCAATTAATGAAAAAAAGGATTACTCTCGCTATAACTCTTATGAAGTGATTTCGAAACAATTATCTAACAACGCCTCTACTAAGAGTTCTGGAACTCTATATCTTTCGAGAAGAGTCTGACCCGAGTTCTTTTCCATTTTCTTTCCGCTAACCTTGTTCCAACAGAGAATCGTCCCCATAGCATTATTATGGAGTTTCCGATATGTTCCATCTGCTTTCTTAATGATAGTAGAGAACTCACAATCATACTTACATTTCAAAGGTTCAAAATCTTCTATATTAGTCCATATCCGAGTTCTCTTCCGATAAGGCAATCCATACTTACAATAATCCACTACATAATAAGGTTTTGTTATGTAGTGTTTCATATCAGACCCGTCGGGGTTCTCTATCCAATAATACTCGGGTTTGAAATAATCTATGATTTCCATAACCTTATCAACCATAGGCTTTCCATATCTATCGATATCATCATCTATATCTTGTCGTGAGACGGGTTCACCATCGGGTCGAATCTTCTTACAGACTCTATTAATCCAACTCTTTCTTAATACTGACCACCACATACATACTGGAGAGGCGGTGATTACTTTGAAATGATGAGGTGGATATATCTTATAATTCCAAGTCATTATATCTTCTTGGTGATGGATATCAGATTCATATCCAGAACCGAACGGGCATTTCGAACCTAAATCTCTATCTACTGATACTATATCATAACCTTTCTTCTTAGCAACCTTTCCGATGGAATGAGTTCCAGAGAACAATTCTAATAATTTCATTATAACCTTAAGTGAGGTATTATTTATTTATTTGAAACTAAATAAAAAATATTTCAATTTTATTTATATATAGATATGACTAATTACTCTCCCCTCTAAACCGACCCCGTCTTTCTCTTTTTGTATTCTCTCCGAATGATTGATTCGATACCCTCATCTGACTTCACATCTTCGGGTGAGATAGTTATTCCATCTACAATCTCGATTCCATCTGTTCCTTCTTCTGCTATCATCTCCGCCAGTTTCCGTCTCATTCTCTCGACATCTTCTTTTGATACTCCTCGCTCCACCGCCGCCGCATTAATCGCTGAGTCAGCTATGTAAGGTCGATTCCAAGGTCCAGTTCCGACGATTTCCATATCGAGCTTCTCATTCGCTGGATACTTCAGATAATAGTATTTCCAATCTTCCTTCATATCTGCGTCTCCGAACTCAAACCAAGTATTGATATTCTTAGTTCTCTTCTTCTTAGCCCAACCGAAGTTTCCGATACGAAGCTTACAATCACGATTGAAATAACAATATGCGTAAGCATTCATAAAGCAGTTGCCGGCGGCGGGTTGGTCATAGAAGAACTTGATAACATCTTTTGGTTTCTTAAACATCGGAAGACCCGAGTTCTTAATCTCCTTAATCTTAGTCCGAACTTGCCTCATACAAGTCTCGTGATACTTATCATCGGGCATATATACGGGTATTCCTTTCTCGAGACCTTGGACTCTGATTATGGTATCATAATCACAGAAGAACCAGTCTTTGATTGAGCCGTCGGGTCTCTCAACCCAAGCGTGGCAATCCGTGGTGGAGCTCCAATCTTTCATCATTTTTTCCATTTCTTTCTCAGTTTCTATTCATTATTTCTACTGATTTTTTTAAATCAATTTTGTTTTGTTTGTAGCTCTGACCAAAATCGCCGCGTGAGAGGTCAATAGAAAAAGGAGATATATATTTATAAGATTTATGGAGGAGATTAATTACCACTTACTGAGAGGTTTCTGAGAGAGCCACGACCGAATGATGATATTATAAGACTTGAAAGGTTTGAGTTCACTCGTATCGACGGGGTGAACCTCACAGCGGAAGTTGATAGCAAGTTTGATGAAACCCTTCATCTTAACTGGATATTGAAACCCTTCAGAATCTTCGAGTCGAATCGATGCTTTGGAAATGTTGATGACCTTAAACTCGAGGTAGTCGAATCCTTTGTGAAATATACGAATCTTATCTCCGACCTTAAGAGGAGTCGACTTTCTGAGGTCGTCGTATTGAGAACCGATTTGGAACCAGTGCTGGTTCGGCATCGAGCGGATAATTTCGTTGAGAGGAGAGGTGATTCCGTTAGTGGAAGCCATCGTGAAACTACTTCATTTGGTAGGAGATTCTGATGTTCAATTTTGATTTTTGGATAGAGCTGACCAAATCGGACACGAGCCTCGAGATGAGAAAGAGCACAGATGGGTCGGTGAAAATAAGAACTCAAATTGAAAAAAATTATTGTCTCGGGAAACGAAAAAAAAAAAAATAAAAAAAA